CAAAGAGATCGTGATCAAGAAGGCGGCACAGATCGGAGGATCTGTCTCCTTTAACCTTAAGGCGCTCTTCGCGGTGATCAAGTTCGGATGGAATATCCTCTACACGTTTCCGACTGACTCTGACGTGCAGGAGTTCGTCTCGTCTAAGACTAACAAGATCCTTGCCTCTAACCCGCAAGTCTTTGATGGCTTACCGACGGACAACATCGAGCGTAAGGGTATCGGGGACCGCTTCATGTTCTTCAAAGGAACCGTATCGAAGACCGCGGCCATCATGACCACGGCAGATCTACTGATCCATGACGAAGCATCGCGCTCGGACCAGGGAGTGCTTGAAATGATGAAGTCCCGCGTGAAGGCATCACTGTACAAGGGGCGATGGCTTTTCTCTAACCCGACAACCGAGAAAGACGAGATCGATCGCGCATGGAATAAGTCGGATCAGAAAGAGTGGACCATTACCTGTAAGAGCTGCAAAGCTGATCAGATCCTTACCTGGCCCGCATCCATTGATCCGGTCCGGAAGGTATTCCAATGCAAGGAGTGCAAGAAAGAACTCTCGAACAATGACCGGCGTATCGGGAAGTGGGTGGCGCAGCGGCCAGGGAAGACCATCTCCGGGTATCACATTTCTCTTCTCATGGCTCCATGGATCGATGCGGAAGAAATTATCCGCGACTCGGAAGGAGATCAAGAGTATTTCTATAACTTCGTCTTAGGTGAGCCGTACTCTCCTGGAGACATCCGAGTATCCCGGTCCACGATCCTCGATAATTGGACACCGAAGGATCTTACGATCGGAGCGAAGCAATACTATCTTGGTGTGGATGTGGGTAATGTGAAGCACTACGTACTCGGGACCGAGAGAGGAGTGACACAGATCGGAACCTTCTCCAAGTGGGAAGATCTGGACGATCTGATGGTGAAGTATCGGCCGATCACGGTGATCGACTCGAACCCGGATAACACAATGGCGCGGCACTACGTGGAGAAGTACCCGAATACGTATATGTCGTTCTTCAAAGAAAACAAGGATAACCCGAAGACGATCGTATGGTGGGGTAAGGGGACCACGGAAAATGATAAGGACGGGATCGTTTACTCGAACCGTAACCGGATCTTGGACCAGATGATCTTCTACATTCTCCATGCAAAGATGCTCTTTGCGCTGCCATCGGACAAGGGGCTTAAGCTCTACCTCAAGCACTGGGAGACGCTCCGACGTATCAAGGTTACGGATAATGCCGGGATCGAGACGTACGAATGGGACTCGACAACCGGGGAAGATCACTATGTTTTTGCAACCCTGTATTTCTACCTCGCCATTCTCGGACAGGGGTCCGGAGTCTTCATGTCGGACTCTCTTAAGAGCAAGGACCAAAAGAAGCTTATCTCGGACGATAACGTGGTCCAGGATATTGGGGAAGTGATCATGGATGCCAACAACTGGGGAGACTAATTAATTTTAATACCATATGACTAAACAGTGTATTGACTGTAAAAAGCACAAGAAACTGGAAGATTTCAATAGACGTCATGGTGACTCATACTACTCGTATTGTAGATCATGCTCGTCTTCCCGGACCGCGAAGTGGGCCAGAGAGAATCCGGACCGGAGGAAGCAGAACGCTCGCGAATCGATGCAAAGGAGACGGCAGCATGACCGGGAGGAGCAGGAGAGGATGCGAAAGGAACGACTCGAGGATGTTGCTTAATCACCAACACAAAGGACCGGAATGTGATATATGGTCGCTATACTGTGTATATGAAGAAGATCCATGAACTAACCGACTCGCAAAAAAATGATCTCATCAACAATCGATGGCAGTCTAGCGAGTCCGTTTGGGACACTGTGATCAAGACCTACGACACCAACACACGCGCCTATAAAAATAATCCGGAATGGCTTGACGACCTTCCAAAGAAAAACTCTCGGGTCCGTGACAACCGTATCTTCGTGAACCAGGAAGCCGTGATCAACTCGCTTATCGCGAACCTTCCAAAGCCGACCATCATCCCGGGACGTAACACGGCAACCGCAAAGGCACTCGCAACACAAGAGGAGAAATTCTTCGAGATCAAATACCAGGAGAGGAATGTGAAGGAGATTGTACGTAAAGGACTCCGTAATCTGTACTTTAGCCGCTTGATCGTTCTTAAGCCGTACTGGGACCCGCGCATCAATGACTTCAACGTGAAGGCCGTGAAGCCGACCGATATCCGCTTCGGGAAGAGAAGCACGAAGGAGGAGGACTCTGAATTTGCGATCGAAGAGATCACAGATAATCTTTCCGCGGTCCTTAAGCGCTTCCCATCTAAGTCCGAGCTGATCCTCAAGAAATTCGGATACGAGAATGACGACCTGGTGATGGTCCTTAATCCGGAAGTGAAGTACAAGGAAGCATGGATCCAGGACTACGTGATCTTCCAGATGGATAATCTTATCTTAGGCTGCATCAAGAATCCGTATTATGACTGGGATGGTCTTCTTATCACGGAAGAAGAAGAGCAGCAGATCGGAACGGTCGAAGGTGAAGCACGTCGCAACCTATTCGATACGGTCCGTAACTCGCAAGATCAAAGACGCGCAGAGAAGGCCGCATACATGCAAAAGGAAATGCTCGCGAAAGCTGCACAAGAGTCCGGGGCCACGATACCGGAGGAAGGGGACGCAGAGACTCCTATCACCTATGACGCGTATTACTTCAATCACTTCGATCGTCCACGAAAGCCGTACATCTTCGCTACCATTTTTAATAATGAAAATACTCCGATCGGACAGACGGACATGATTACCCAGGCGATCCCGCTACAGCAGGACATCGACGAGACAAAAAGAAACATCACACAAAATGCTCGCTTCGTTAATGGTGTATGGAAGATCGACTCGAAGACCATGGCACAGAATGAAGCACAAAAGCTTCGGACCGAAACCGGGGGCGTGGTATATGGAAAGAATGTCAAGGATGGAGCAACGCGAGAAACCGGACAGCCGCTTCCGGCCTTTGTCGTGGAGAACTTGCGCGACTCACGAGCCGAGATCGACGAGATCATGGCCGCATCATCTGCATTTAAGGGAGTCCGTGAAGGCCAGGAGACAAAAGGTGGACGTCTCGCGCTCGTGGACCAGTCCTTCCTACGACTTAATGAAATGGTCCAAGTGGTGGACTATGTCAACTACGAGCTCTTCAACTGGTTCTATCAGTTAGCGAAGATCCGCTACACGGAACATCACTATGCGAAGACTCTCGGAAAGGAAGCATCGATCGAAGTGATCACACTTATCCAGGACGACTTCCAGGATGGATCCGAGATCCGCGTGATCGGTGGTAAGACCTTGCCGGAGGACCGACAATTTAAGTATGAACAGGCACAGAATGACGTTAAGGACGGCTTCCTCTCTCCGGTAGATTACTTCCAGATCGCGGGATACGATACTCCTAACGAGAAAGCAAAGAATCGCGTCGTCTACGATATCAATAAGCCGTACGCGGTAGGTATTACTCCGGAAGAGATGGCGAAAATCGCTCCTCCACAACAAGACGAGAATCCGCCAAGCGCTTCGATCTCCTATAAGGACCTCCCGCCAGATGGACAAGTGCAGCTCGCAGCGAAAGCCGGCATCACACTCGATCCTAATCTCTTGATCGCGATGAAGATGAAGACCGAGAATGACAAAAAAGAAGAGGCCGCTGCAAAATCCAAGCAGCAGGTCCAGGTAGCGAAGCCGAAATAGTTACCCTGGGGCGGGCGCATCCACATAACACGTCCAAATTATCCGTTTATGATCAAGCAACGCCAAGCAGTCTCGCAAGGACCAAGCCGAAGCGGGGGCAATCAAGACAAAAATTTATGCCAGAACCATATGAGACCAATGTCGAGCTAACTGACAGTGTACCTGCGGCCGATCCGACGCCAAAAGCCGACGAAGCACCAGTAGAGACACCAAGTCCAGAAGGTGAGACGAAAGTCACAACCCCGGAAGCGGATCCCGCTGATCCTACAGCAACCGCAGACCCGGCGCAGCCAGTCGAAACATTGTACGATCTCCCAGATGGGCGGAAAGTAAATGCTGAAACTCTAGCGAAAGAGTTCAAGGAGAATTTTCTCCCGGACTATACCCGAAAATCTCAGATACTCTCTCAGATCGAAGGTAAAAAGGATCCTACTAACCCCGAGGAAAAGAAGAAACCGTGGCAGGAAGAAGGGTACGAACCGAAGAATTGGGCCGAAGCGATCGAGATCTCTAAACGAGAAGCAATCGAAGAGATCCGCGCAGCTCATGAAAAGGAAGAGGCCCGCATCGCATCTGTCCACGAAGCGATAAATACCACACTCGCGGAGATCAAAGCCATCGATCCAAAACTGGACGAAAATAAATTATTCGAGCATGCGAATAACTACGGCTTCCAAGATCTCAAGATGGCGCACAAGAACATGGTAGCCATGCAGGCGACGAAGGTCCAAACCGAGCAGAAGGTGGTGAAGAACCTCCAGAAGCGAGAAGCGGATCCAGTGTCAAGTGCAGCCGGCGGCGGAAACGTCGACGATACCGGATACGATCCGGGAATGGTGAACAACTTCTCGAGCGCAAGTGAATTTCTCGCACATCTGAAAACAGCCGGGAAAAAATAATTTAATCACTTACTCATATGACATTTAGCGAAGCAGTAACTACCGTAACCCGTAGCTACATCGTTCCAAAAGCATACGATACCGTTTCAAAGGGATCCCCGATCTTGATGAAGCTCTTCCAAACTGCAAAGAAGTGGAAGACCGGTATTAAGTATGAAGTTATTATCAAGTACCAGGATTCTACCAATGGTGGAAACACTGGTATCGCGGACCGTCTTGATACGGACCGCCAGAATGTTCGTACAAAGATGGAATTTACGCCTAAGATGGCGTACAAGCCTGTCGTTGTCGCGGACATCGAAGTGACATTGAACCAGGGAGAAGAGCAGGTCCTTGACCTCCTCGAGACCGAGTTCGATTCACAGGCACAGTCTCTCTGTATGCTTATGGCACAGAACCTCTGGACCGGTACAGGTACCGGGAACAACTGGGATTCTATGTATAACGCAGCAGACGACGGTACCAACTTCCCAACGTACGGAGGATTGACTCGATCAACCTACACGACGATCAAGGGATACTACCTCGCAGCAGCCGGATCACTTACTCTTGCAAAACTTGCAACAGGATATGATGCGGTGCAGGTCGGTACTGATTCACCGGATATTATTGGTACAACCAAGACGATCTGGTCAACGTACGAGTCTCTATTGACTCCTACGGTCCGAGCAGGATACACGCAGAACGGCTACCCTAAGATGAACTCTTACGGCATGCTCCCTACTGCATCAGCTCTTGCAGGGCAGCAAGGATTTGAGTGTCTCTTCTTCCGCGGTACTCCTGTGGTGAAGGATGAACAGATCCCATCTGGTAAGCTCTTCTTCATTAATACCAATTACTTCGGTTTCAAGGGTATCAATGTTAAGGGTCTTAAGCAGGTAAACTTCAAGAAGACTACGGATGGCGTACCGCAAGGTGTTGTCGGCCGTGTCCCTTCTACTCTCGGATTTAACTTCCGCGATATGATGTCCCCAGTGGATCAGCTCGCAGAAGTAGGTCAGCTCATTTACGCGGGTAACTTCATTTCTGAAAACCCACGTCTCCAGGGCCAGATGGTAGGTGCGAGCTAATAATTAATGTTTCTCCTTTTACGGTGAGTTAATGACTACATCAGAGGGTTAAACGAAAAAAACAACAATTATGTACATTGAAAATTATGTCCCGGTGGTGAAGTATAACGGCCTTAACACGCTCTTAGCTTCTAACCTTGCCGGCGTCACGATCAGCACAGCGGGAAACGTAGCTATTCCAGGGACGCTTGACGTCACCGGAGCGGTAGCGTTTACCGTTGCGCCGACCGGACCATCAAAGAGGCTTGTTACTGACAGCGCACTCGTAGGGGCCACAGTTGCCCTTACGGCTGCACAGTCCGGACAGGTTTTCAACAATAGATCGACTAGCGGCAGTCCGTCATGGACCTTGCCTACAGCAGCTAATGGACTCTGGTTTACCTTCACGGTATCCGATGTCACCACTGGCTTCACTGTAACTGGTGGAACTATCAAAGCAAAGACGACCGCGACCGGTACCGCTATCTCCGGCACGACCTTGACTAACACTCAAGGGACTGCAGTGGTCGGCGATACCATCACTCTCGTCTGTGACGGTACTGTATGGCGAATGGTATCTCAATCGGGTATCTTCGCAGCATCATAATCGTTTCTCCTTATTAAGTGTCTCTAAAGTGGGTGTTACCCACGAATAGCCGGCGGTTAAGAGCCAAAGGCTGCAAAATTAACTTATGAACAAAATTTCATTTCAAGCTACAACGCAAGTCGCATCGGCTCCAGTCTTCAACGTAGGACAGCGAGCTATGACTCCAGACGGACGTGAATGGACCTATGTCAAGGCAGATACTGCTCTTGCAAAAGGATCTGTTGCGGTCCCGGATGGTGTTACTGCGGTGGA